TGAGTCCGCTCACATCGAGCGGCACAAGACTCCGCTTCCCGCCACGGTTGGCGATCTCATCAAGGGGCGCAAGACCGCCCCCATGATGACTCTCAACGACTACGTTGAGTTGGCCCATGTGAAATTGTGGGAGAATGCGGAATACTGCAATCTGCTCGATGCCTGCGTGTTCTCGGAGTCGGTCGAGGGTTCGCTTTCGGCTGACGACCTGATGGCGGCTAAGATGATCCGCGATTATGCCGTCCGGGAGAAAATCCAGCAGTTGGCCACCAAGAAGCTGGTGACCATCTCCATCGCTTTGCGCATTGTCATGAAGCGTTATGGCATCAGCCGCAAGGAGCGTGCGATGAGCCTGGGCGGCGAGATGCAGTCGCCGGGTGGGGACGCCTTCACTAACGGCGAGGGCTGATAAACTTGGCCGGGCGGGGGTGACACCTCACCCGGCCATTCATCCCCCCAGCAGGAGACGGCTACAATGAGCATGGCAAATGTAATTCCTCTGATAGACGACATCAAGGCCGAGTTCGACCGCTGCGATCTCGCCGACAAATACGAAACCGTTGAAGCGCGTCGAGAGCCGGTAATCGCTGTCGGGCGCAAGCTGTTGTTGTTGCGCCAGACCGCAGCCAGCGACAAGGCATTCAATACTCTTCTGGTTGAACAGGGCTTGGATAGACGTGATGCGGTTTGGCGGTCCAATGCGATGTGGTTGGCCGAACAGATTGATACGGACCCGTCTGGTTTAGCCGCGCGGCTAAACCGCTGCCCTGCCGCCAGCCCAAACCATATTCGCCAATGGTTTAGAGACAGCGAACCCAACAAGAAGCCCAAGATGCCCAAGGAACCCAAAACCACATCTGCCGGGCGCACCCCGATAGTCCAGGCAATCCGTGAGCAGGTTCGCTCGCAGGTTGAAAAGAAAGAACCCATCACGGTGGCTGAGGTGATGGGGGCGACAGGACGTTCACGCATCGTTACCGAGGGCGCCATCGCCGCCGAGCGTGGGCGTGTGGAGGGCAAAGAGGAGGCCAGGGCCGAACTGGAGGCCGAGCGCACCAAGCTGAACGAGGAGGCCGAAGACCGGGCGTTCCGCAACTCGCTGGGCAAGACCTCGCTGGCCAAGCTGGAAGCCCTGGAGCGGCGCCTTGCCAAGCAGCATCAAGACCTGAAGCAGTCCCTGGAGGCGGGAATGCACATCAAGGTGCTGTTGCTGGCGGAAAAGCATGTCAACGATCACGTTCTTCCAACCTACGGCGAGAGGCTGCGGCAGGCTGATTTGCTCTTGTCAGGCAAGAAGCCGCTGACCCAAAGCGAGTGGAAGCTGCTGATCCGGGTCGTCCATCCCGACAACAGCGCGGGCAAGGAGACGCGAGAGGATGCGTTCCGCTTGCTCATGTCCAAGGAGGTCGTGCTGGCCGATCCCGATCCCGCGTTCAGGCTGAGCGGCGGCTTGCCGAAGACACTGGCGGAACTGATGGCTATGCGTGAGCGGGTCAAGGAGGAGAACAAGGCGAAGCGGCAAGCACGCAACGCCACGACCCACTAGCTACTTGGCCTTGCCACCCTTGCCCCAGTAGGAGCGGTTCGCAGCGCGCGACCGCACCCGCAGGTTGGAGGCAGCATCCTCTGCCCCGCCTGCGCTCAGGGGCTTCTTGTGGTCGATATCCTTGCCATCGAACTTGTGGACCTTGCCCGCCTTCTCGGCATGGTAGCGCGCCCGCATCCTGGCCCGCAGCTTGCGAGCCGTTTCGTCCTTGGGGGCGCCCCAGGCTCCGCTATTGGCGGTATGCTTGCCGGTCATTAGGTTGGCTCCATGGCAGGCGACGCTCTCCTCCTACCCGCACCAGCCCCGCCGATCAACGATGACATGGCGCAGGTGATGGCTGCCATCGGTCGGCTGCCGCTGCGCGAGCAACGCGAGTTCCTGGATCGCCTGTCGCAGCTTGAAGGGGCGCAGAAGAAACAGCGTGCCCGGTCCAAGTTCCTGGCGTTCGTGAAATACGTCTGGCCCGGCTTCATCGAGGGACATCACCACAGGCTCATCGCCGACGCCTTCGACAGGATCGCCGAGGGCAAGCTGAAGCGGTTGATAGTTTCCATTGCGCCCCGCCACACCAAGTCCGAGTTCGGCTCCATCCATTTCCCGGCCTACTTCCTGGGCCGGTTCCCCGACAAGAAGCTGATCATGGCGTCCAACACCAGTGAGTTGGCGGTGGGCTTCGGGCGCAAGGTTCGCAACCTGATGAACAGCGACATCTACAACGAGTTGTTCGCCGCCAAGGTGGCTGCCGACAGCCGCGCTGCCGCACGCTGGTCCACCGACAAAGGGGGCGAGTTCTTCGCCATCGGCGTTGGCGGCACGATGACGGGACGCGGTGCGGACCTGATGATCATCGACGATCCACACTCCGAGGCGGACGGCATGCAGGGCATGCACCGCCCCGAGATATTCGATCAGACCTATGAGTGGTTCAGTTCTGGCCCCCGCCAGCGTCTCCAGCCCGGCGGCGCCATCGTCATCATCTCCACCCGCTGGCATGCCGGTGATCTGGTCGGTAAGGTTTTGGATGCGTCAGCAAAGTCCCCCCGGTCGGGGCAGTGGGAGATGCTGGAACTGCCCGCTATCCTGCCATCCGGGCGCCCGCTATGGCCCAGCTTCTGGTCGCTGGAGGAATTGGAGGCGATCAAGGCTGAAATCCCACCGTTCAAATGGGCCGCGCAATACATGCAGCGTCCCGGCGGCAGCGAGGTCGCGATCCTCAAGCGTGACTGGTGGAAGAAGTGGACCAAGGCGGACCCGCCTGAGTGCGACCTGATCATGACGTCAGTGGACACCGCGTTCAGCGGCAAGAAGCGCAGCAACTACTCGGCCTTGATCACCTGGGGCGTGTTCCACAAGAAAGTCGTGCATGCCGATGGACGTGAGGAGAAGTTGCCCCAGGTGATCATGCTGGATGCCTGGAAGAAGCAGTTGGAGTTCCCGGAACTGAAAAAGGAACTGCTGAAGCACCATGAGGAGCGCAACCCGGATATTTTCTTGATCGAGAACAAGGGGTCGGGAACCCCCATGATCCAGGAGTTCCGGTCGATGGGGCTGAACGTATCCGAGTTCACCCCGGTGCGCGGCATGTCCAAGATCATCCGGGCGAACGCCATCTCGGACATCCTGCAATCAGGCCGGGTGTGGTATCCGCCGGATCGCGACTGGGCAGTAATGGTGATCGCTCAGTGCGAGGGTTTTCCGTTCCTGGCAGAAGATGACCTAGTAGACGTAGTTACCATGTCACTACTGCGATTTAGAGAAGGGGGCATGGTAGGGTCAGGACTAGACGAAGCGGCGCTTGACGATGATGAACGAAAAGACCTACGGAGGCATCGTCGCCGTTTTTACTAGGAACAGGTCACGCCCATGGCAATGGCCCCCGCGCTATACGCGCCTCCTGCCGGTATGCCCCAAGGCGACGAAGGCGATTACGGGTTTGATGTTCAGGTAGTGCCTGATGGCACCGAGGCCGATGTATCGGGCGACATCGCCAACAGCGCCGCACCTCCGCTGCCCCCCGAGAGCTTCAACGACAACCTAGCCGCCACGATGGAGGACGACACCAAGCAGAAGCTGGTGCGTCGCCTGAAGCATCTGTTCGATACCGACAAGCTGGCCAGAGCCGATTGGGAAGAAGCCGCCGCCAGGGGCGTCGAAGTCCTGGGGCTGAAGAACGAGGACCGCAACGAGCCGTGGGAAGGCGCCTGCGGGGTCCACAGCACGGTGTTGGTCGAGGCGGTGGTGCGCTTCGGCGCCCAGACCATCATGGAACTGTTCCCGATCTCCGGTCCCGTCGAGGTCCGCCAGATCGGCATCAGCACGCCCGTGACCGAGGCTGCCAAGCGCCGGGTCCAGGAAGACCTCAACATGATGCTGACCCGCAGGATGCGGGAGTATCGCTCCGAGACTGAGCGCCTGTTGTTCCACCTGCCTTTGTGTGGCTCAGCGTTCCGCAAGGTGTATTTCGACAAGCGCCGCAATCGGCCAGTTAGCCTGTTCATACCTGCAACCGATGTAGTTATCCCCACTGACCCAACGCACCTGGACTGGTGCCCACGCATCTTCCACGTCCAGATGACCAACGCCATGGACCTTGACCGGCGCATGGCGGACGGGGAATTGCTCGACGTTGAGATGCCCACGCCTGCGGTGACACCCTCGATCCAGAACCCGCTCAGCGAGCAGGTTGACAAGCTGATGGGCTACGAGCCGGGGGTGAAGGCTGACGGCGAGTATCAGATCATCGAGACGATGATCGACATGGTTCCCGAGGATTTCGGGGACAATCTGGACACGATGGCAGACCCCCGGACCTCCTGCCCCTACCTCGTGACCTTCGACTACGACAACGAGGAACTGCTGGGCATCTACCGCAACTGGCGGCAGGAGGAGGTGGGGCGCAATCGCCGCGACCACTTCATTCTCTACACCTACCTGCCGGGCTTCGGCGTCTACGGCATCGGCCTGTCGCACCTCATCGGGGGGATCACCGAGGCGGCGACCTCGCTGATGCGGCAACTGGTGGACGCGGGCACCCTGTCCAACCTGCCGGGGGGTATCAAGGCCAGGGGCCTGCGGATCAAGAACGATGACACCCCGATTGCTCCTGGCGAGTGGCGCGACGTGGACGTGCCCGGTAACGCATTGAGGGACAACATTTTCCCTCTGCCTTACAAGGAACCATCCCAGACTCTATTGGCGCTGATGACCATGCTGGTCGAAGACGGTCGGCGTCTCGGTTCCGTGATGGACATGCAGGTGGGCGACTT